CTTGTGTAGTGCCATCATCAGCTTTAAAATGGCCACATGTAATTTGTTGTAACCGCATCAACTGTGTTAGTGCATTTGCAGTAGTTGTCATCTTACCGTTCATAATAGCTAGTGCTTCTTTCTTCATTTGTTCATACACTTTAAATTGATCTGGTGTTAGTTGCACAGTTCTTTTCATAAAAGTTTTTTTAGGTAAATCTAGGCAGTCATCTTTTAGCACTCTGTCAGAAAAAGGTTTTAGTTTATCAGATAGTTCACCAAGATTTTTATAACCAACAGGTATTTCAACGGATCTACCACCAAAGTTCATCTTTCTCATAACAGCATATCTAGTTCTAAATGAATAAAAAGATTGATGATCTAATAACCATGGGTCTAAAAATTCACATTGTGTGTATAGATCAAGTGGTGATTTAGTAACTGGTGAACCCGTTAGTATTCTTTTATATTGTGCATACTTTCCTAGTGCTACTATATTTTTAGTTCTTTTAGCTGTTGGATTTTTTATAGTTGTGGACTCATCTATAGCCATCATGGTTCTATGTGAATTTAAAAATCTAGCTGCAAAGTCTACACCTTTTTTAGTCGATAAGGACTCAACATTCATAATTAATATATGTAAATCTGTGCCTGTTTTAAATAAAGTATCTAAATATTTTTGTTGTTGTTTTGTAATATTGGCCTGCCATAACACCATGTTTTTTTCTATGTGATCTGGTAGGTGTGTTGGTATCTCAGAACTATACCAGTTCTTGTATACACCTTTTGGTGCCACAATTAGAACACCATTGATCTTACCATTGTCATAAAGTATGGCCGTATTATCTATTAATACCTTTGATTTACCTGTACCCATCTCCATAAAATAAGCAAAACATTTCTTATCCCATGACATTTCTAATGCCCTAAGCTGATGTGCGTATGGTTTAGTTTTAAATTTATAATTCATAATTTTTCTCCTGTATCGCTTGACATATAATCTATGATCGATTATATGTCAACACATGAAAGAAAGTATAGTATACATAATACAGGAAGTACCAGGTACTAGAGAAGGCAACCCAAGAATAAATATTATGGGTGCAGCTAAGTATGGTCAGTTTAAATTTTTACTACCAGAGTCTTCGCAAATAATTTTTTCTCCAGGTCCATTAGTTTTTAAACTAAGATCGTTGTTAAAAAATTTTAACGAAGATGATTATTTACTTCTTACAGGAGACCCTGCTATAATCGGTGTTGCATGTTCTATAGTTTCTGACATGACCAATGGTAAATATAATTTACTAAAATGGGATAAACAAGAAAGGACTTACTATCCTATATCAATCAATCTTTACGAGAAAGGTAATACAGATGAGTAACTTACAAAAAATGTTTATCGAGGATGCACCTCAACAGGTAAACGACATAACAAATCCTGAAACATTATCTAGCCATGTTCTTGAACTACAAAAGCTAGAGGATGAAATTAAACAGGAAGAAGAAAAACTATCTGCGAAGAAAGCACATGCAGATAAGTTATCACAACAAGTGATACCAGAGATTATGGAGTCCATGAATTTAAAGACAATGAAGTTAAAAGATGGATCTGCAATCGAGGTAAAAGAAATTTACAGCGCAACCATACCTCTTGATAAAAGAGATGGCGCATACAACTGGCTTCGAAACAACGACCTAGGTGATTTGATTAAGAACGAGATCACTGTTTCCTTTGGTCGTAACGAAGATAACAAGGCGCGTGAATACGCTAACCTTGCCGAGAGTAATGGGTATCAGCCCCAACAAAAGTTGAAGGTAGAGCCCATGACTCTCAAAGCACTATACAGAGAGCGAGTCGGTAAAAACTTAGACTTACCCTCTGAACATTTCAATCTGTTTAAGGGAAACAAAACAAAAATAACAAGGAGTAAATAAGATGAGTGAAGAAGCAAGAGACGTAGTAAAGAAGGAAGGCGGTCAAATCGCAACTTTGGACTTTGTAAAAGACTCAGGCATGGGTCTAGAAAACATTGACAAAGAGGACTTAGCATTACCTTTTTTGAAGCTGTTACAATCAGGTTCATACGAGACTAAAAAGAAACATGCAAAGTATGTGGAAGGCGCAGAGCCCGGTATGTTCTATAATACAGTTACAAAGAAACTGTATGATGGTGAAAAAGGTATAGAGGTTATACCTGTTTACTATAAGATGACATACCCTGAATGGGCACCTTTTGAAAAAGCAGAAGGCAGACCTGTGCATAATGATCGAGGGCCTGAGATCATGTCTCAAACAACACAGAATGATAGAAACAAGGACATGTTAGCTAATGGTAATGAGATTATCAAAACAGCTAACCACTTTGTTATCATTCTAGGTAATAAGCCTGAGAAGGCTTTGATGACCATGAAGACTACTCAATTAAAAACGAGTAGACAATGGAACTCACTAATAGAGAACGAGTTTGAAAGTGATCCTAGTAGTGGAAAGTCGGTGCCTGCACCAAGATTTTCTAGGATCTATAAATTAAACTCAGTAGAAAACTCTGGTAGTTTTTCTTGGCATGGTTACAGCGTAAGTCTGTTAAGAAAGGTAGATAATGCTAGCCTCTATCAAATGGCTAAAGAATTCTATGGTTCTTTAAAAAGAGGTCAACAAAAAGCTGAAGCCTCAACAGAGGACGCTAACTACTAATTCTTTCTTGAAAGAAAGATAGGGGTGGTAAAGGGAGACTGGAGCCACCCCACCCAGGGATCTTTATGGTTGATGATTTTATAGAATTGTTCACGGGATACCAAGGTGATTTTGGTATAGCGGACATGTCTTCAGCTCAGTTAGACACAGAAAAAAATAAACTTAAACCGAATTACGAATGGGCAGGACGACCCATAACACAAGGTGATTATAGAGATCACGTACAAGGTAAGATATCTATAGGTATACAACCATGTAGATTAGATAAAACAACTACGTTTGGCTGCATAGATATTGATCCTAAAAACTATTCTAAATTTAAAATAGAAAATTACTTAGCACTATTTCAACAATACAAACTACCTTTGATACCTTTGCTATCAAAGAGTGGTGGCTTGCATTGTTATTTATTTTTAAAAGAACCAATACCAGCAATAGATTTAATATCGGCATTGAAATCTTTTCTACTGCCTCTTGGACTAGATCCCACGACAGAGGTTTTTCCTAAACAGAAAGAACTAAAGGAAGATGACAAAGGCGACATAAAACCAGGTAACTTTATAAACCTACCATACTATAACAACGGACATACGCACCGATACGCTGTAGATAAAGACAATAACAAGTTAGACCTACCAAAATTTGTAGAGTTTGCAAATCAAAACAAAATAGGCAAATACGATTTAGAAAAATTAGTAACAGAGACATACAAGAATATATTAGTTGGAACTAGCGAAGAGTTTGAAGATGGTCCACCATGTCTAGCATTATGTTCAAAGAGAAAGTTAGACGATGGTAGAGATAGGTTCATGTATAATTACATGGTCTTTGCTAAAAAGAAATACAAAGATAAATGGCCAGATCATGTTGCAAAAGCAAACTATAATTATTTAGAAGACCCATGGGATAAAGCTAAGTTAGATACCAAGCTAACTGCATGGAAAAAAGATACAGCAGGTCATACATGCTATGAAGATCCAATACAAAGTAAATGTATGCGTAGTCTATGTTACTCTAGACCATTCGGTGTCAAATCAGACAGCATCACCATGTTTCCTGATATTACAGACTTTGAGATTATCATGTATGCAGAACCTGAGTACAGGTTTAATGTGGCATTACCAGATGGTACAAAGGCTGGAGTGATAGCAGGTAACAGGCGACTGATAACAAAGCAGACAGAACTATTAGATTTGATATGGGAGCAAACTGGTATCTACCATGAGCCACTAAAAGCAAAAGACTTTAGAGCAAAGCTAACGGAGATTAGAAAGAACTCTGTTAAGATATCACCGCCAGCAGGGACACAGATAGAGGATAGATTAAGAGAGGAGTTGTTTCAATATTGTGTTAATGGGCCAAGAGCTAAACAAAGAGTGCAGATTAATAGTGGATCTTGTCTTACAGAGGAGGGCTATCATTACTTTAGATTTAACTCTTTTATAGATCATTTGGGTTCTAGTTGGAAAATACCAGAAGAAAGAATAGCACAAAAATTAAAAGATAAATGTGATGTAGAGTTTAATCACTCGCTAAATGTGGATGGTAAGACTTTTAAAGTGTGCAGAGTCAAGCAACTGCATGTAGATAAAATAGAATACAAACCAGTAGAAAGAAAAGGAGATAATTATTAGTGAGATACAAAGTTGTAGGCCCTCCGGGAACTGGTAAAACTAGAAGACTGTTAAATAATGTGCAGAGATACTCTGATATTGGAACACCTTTGAATAGAATAGGGTATTTTGCATTTACAAGAAAAGCTGCTGGAGAGGCAAAAGATAGATTCTTAAAAATAAAAACAGAGCTTACCAAGAAAGATATAAAATATTTTCAAACACTACACTCTTTGGCTTTTAATACTTTAGGTTTAAAAGAGGAAAACGTCATGCAGGAGTTAAACTATAAAAAAATAGGTGAGACATGTGGCATACAGATAAAGTATGCATCATATGAAACAAACAATTGGAATGGTATTTTTTCATCTGATAGTGAGTATTTAAGCATGATTAATCTTGCAAGAGTAAGGCAGATATCCGCCATGGATCAACTAGATAGAAACGAGCATTTATCTAGAATAGAAAGAGATAAATTAGATGCGATAGAAAAAGAAATAAATAATTATAAAAAAACATACGGTCTTATAGACTTTACTGACATGATACAAAAATTTTTAGACCAAGATGTTACACCAAAGTTTGATGTTATATTTATAGATGAGGCGCAGGACTTATCATTGATACAATGGTCTATGATAGATAAAATAGAAAGAGATACTAACTGCGATGTGTGGGTTGCAGGTGATGATGATCAAGCCATATTTGGTTGGGCAGGCGCTGATGTAGACTCTTTTATTGACTGGGAGGCAGAAGAAATACCACTAAAACAATCAAAAAGAGTGCCAATAACTATACAGGAAAAAGCATTAAATGTCATTGACAGAATACAAGATAATAGAATTGACAAAGAATATTTTCCAAAATCAGAAACTGGAGAAATTTTTGATAGATATAAACTGTCTGACATAGATTTATCAAAAGAAGATTGGTTAATACTAACAAGAACAAAGTCACTATTAAAACCAGTAATAACTTTTTTAAAAAAGAAAGGTTTCTTTTTTTGCACAGCGCAAGGTAATAGCATAGGTAAAAGTTTGTATGAAGACATACAGAACTGGCATTTAATACAAAAGAAAAAACATGTGGCAGACATACATGTGCAGAGAATAAAAGAAAGAATAAATGGGACAATGAACATATCTTTAAAATGGTATGATGCGTTTAATAAATTAACTGATAGTCAAATTACTTACATGAGGTTGTTACTGTTAAACAATGAAAATGTTACCGAAGATCCAAGAATCACGGTATCAACAATACATGGGGCTAAAGGTGGTGAGGCTACGAACGTAGTTTTATTTTTAAACGAAACAGCTAACACGATCAAAGGTGCTAAAAGATCCATAGCTAAAAGAGACGAGGAGTATAGAGTTTGGTATGTGGGCATCACACGGTCTGCAAAAAATTTATATTTAATAAAATCACAAAACAAATCTAAGGAGTTTAAATTATGAGTGTATATGAAAAACAAATAGCGGGTGGACACTACATTAGTTTTAAAATACAGCCCTCGAAGTTTATAAATGACAACAAGTTGCTTTTTGCGGAGGGCAATGCTATAAAATACATATGCAGACACCCGCACAAAGGGAAGAAGGATGATATACTGAAAGCCATACATTATTTAGAAATGATAATTGAAAGAGATTATAAATGAAAAAATTAAAAGTTTTGGATTTATTTTCAGGCATAGGTGGTTTTACGTTAGGATTAGATTCAACAAACTTTTTTGAGACAGTGAAGTTTGTAGAGAAAGATAAATACTGTCAGAAAGTTTTACAAAAAAACTTTCCCAACATACCAATCGAGGAGGATATAAAAAATGTCAAAGGAAAAGAAGGAGAGGCAGATGTCATTTGCGGAGGATTCCCATGTCAACCATTTTCAGTCGCAGGGAAAAGAAAAGGAACGAATGACGACCGACATCTCTGGCCAGAAATGTTTAGACTCATTAGGGAGATCAAACCCCAATTCGTTATTGGGGAGAATGTCAAAAATATTATTAACATCCAAGACGGCGTGGTCTTCGAAACTGTGTGCACTGACTTGGAAAGTGAAGGCTACGAAGTTCAACCGTTCATTATTCCAGCTGCAGGCGTCGGTGCTCCCCATCGGAGAGAAAGAGTCTGGATTATTGCCAACAGAGAAGAATCTATGGTCAACCCCGACAACATTCGACTCAAACAACATAACGAAGCCGAGAAAACCACATCCTGGAGGGGGACAAGTGCCACCTCTGAATCAACAAGTTCAACAAATGTGGCTTACGCCGAACGCAATGGACAGCTTGCCTCCAAGGAACGAGAAGGAATTAAAGAAACAATATCAAAAAAACAGAAAGGGTCGAACCACTCATTCGACACTGAGAGAGCAAGTTATATATCCACCACCAAAACAAATGTGGCCAACTCCAAGAGCATCGAAAGCCATGTCGGAGAACATGGAAAACATCAAGAGGAGAGGAGTAGACAAGGCGAGAACAGCTGGTGGAGCGTTGAACCCAATGTGGGTAGAGTGGCTAATGGGGTACCCGGCAGAGTACACCGACTTA